GTATTAAAACTTCAACACCAAGAGAAGCATTAGAGGTTGTTGGAAATGTGATGACTAATGCTGGTTTCTCTGGCGCTACTGGTATTTTTGCTACTGGTATTACTTTAGGTCAAGGCTCTAATTATGGTAATATTTGGATGCCGACCAACGGAAACCTGCGGTTTATTATTGGCTCTGAAAATATTTTAGATATAGACACTGGCGCACTTTTTCATATTAATTCTTCTAATAGCCGCACAGGGTTTCGCGTCGATTCGAACAAGAATGACCATGCAATTTTCACACACCCCACCGAGGGTAAAGTGGGAATTCTTGTCGGGGATCCACAAGAATCATTGCATGTTATAGGATCCGTACAAGCAAGTGCAGGAGTCTCTGGTGCTACTGGTGTCTTTGGAACAAATGTTGGCATAGCAACTAAGACACCAAGAGAAGCATTAGAGGTTCGTGGCAATATAATGACTAATGCTGGTGTTTCTGGTGCTACTTTTGAAGTCGGAAATAACATTAAATTCTCAGATGGATCAACTCTGGGAACTGCACAGAAAAGTAATATAGGAGTGTTCTTACAAACTGGTGGTCCAGAAACCATCACAACGGGAAACAAGGGACATAGAATAATTCCATATGATTGTGAAGTTACTCAATGGACACTGACAGCACCTACTAGTGGTAGCGTTACCTTTGATATAAATTGGTGTACTTATGCTAATTGGCCCAATGCTGCTAGTGTTGGTTTTGCCAGCGGAGCAGTGCAACCTGCATTAAGGAGTGCCACCAAAAACCAACAATCTCTCTCATCAGGAAACTGGACAAAAGGGACATTCTCTGAGGGAGAGATAATAGAATTTGAAGTCGATGGAGTAAGCGGAGTTACTGCTTGCAACTTGACACTGCATATCAGGAGTAAATAATGCCTAATCATTACCACAAGGGTTCAAATGTAGCAGTTTATTATGTAAATGGTGGTCTTGGAGATGATGCAAATAACGGAACAACTCCCGCTTTAGCATGGGACACCATTCAAAAAGCATTTGACAAAATTGCAGACGGGACTATCAATAACGGTGATGAAGTTCGTATCATGGGAACAACAGCAGATGCAACAAACTATGCGCTAACTGCTGCATTAAATCCAGCCTGGGACGCTGTGGAGTTATTAATAACAGGTGCAAATGCTGCTGGCGATGTTGATGGAACTGTAGTATTAATAGATGGAAGCAATTTAAACTCATCCACACCAATGCTTGATATGGGCGCTACAGAGTGTGAAAGAGCGGTTTGGGCTAACCTCCATTTTGATGCGAGTGATGATGCACAATATTGTGTTGAAAGTGCAGCAAACAATAATTATCAAGTTTGGGTAAATTGTAGATTTTCTCAAGCGGTGAGTAATGGAGTTCATCGAGTTGGAAATACCTATTGGAGTATGATAAATTGTAGGTTTGACAACAATGGTGGAGATGGAATGAACGCTGGTAATACATCATTTGGAGTAATTTATAAGTGTTTATTTGACAACAATGCAGGTGACGGCGCGGAATCTGGAGTGAGGGATAAGTGGATTAGTTGTATATTTTATAAGAATGGCGGTGATGGAGCGAACATAAACATGAGTGGAGGTATAGTAGTAGATTGTGTATTTGATGACAATACTTCTGATGGCCTGTTTGATGCAGGAACTACAATTCAGGGAGTTAGAGTTAATAACATCTATTCTAATAATGGCGCGTACGGCGTCAATCACGACACCAATACTGATAGCATGGGTTTTAATGAAGTTTTTTACAATAACAATTCAGATTTTGATGATGTAGCATTGGTTTCAGTATTTAATTATACTCCAGGCGCGAGTGGATTCAATCCTAGTTTTGTGGACAGAGTAAATTTTGACTTCACGACTGGCTCAACTTTTGAGGGACATGGTTTGGGTATGTCTACTCCTTACAAATGGTTTGGTTCAACGGCAGCCGACGCCGGCGTTGGAAAGTGGAGATCTTCAGAGACAATCACGATATTTTAACATGGCTATATTGAATTATTACAAATTATATGATGATGTACATGAGCCTCATTTTGCTACTGAAGGATCTGCATGTTTTGATTTACATTGTCATCTTATCCAAAACAATCCCGTGACAATATATGAGATGGATAACAAAAAAGTGCTAAGGCTAACACAAGTTTATAATGATGAAGATGGTGTGCAACTGGCGATTAATCCAGCAGATCGAGTTTTAGTTCCTACTGGTCTGATATTTAATATTCCCGATGGTCATTCAGTTAGGCTTCATACAAGATCGAGCATTTCTTTGAAAAAGGGATTGATTATGCCCAACAGTGAAGGTATAATTGATTCAGATTACTATCACCAAGCATTTGTGATGTTGTATAATTCAAGTGCAGATGAAGTAAGAATTTCGCACGGAGAGCGAATTGCACAAGGCGAATTGATAAAAAACTACCAACATGAAATTGAGGAAACAAAAAATATTCCAGAACAAAAGACAACAAGAGTTGGTGGCTTTGGATCTACAGGGGTAAATTGATTAGAAAGTGGTAAATGTCTAGTGAATTTTATACCAATGTTGCAGTAAGAGGAAAAAATATTCTTTTGCGCGGTGTCGATGAAGATGGAAAGAGGCTTCAACTAAAAACTGAATTCCATCCTACTATGTTTGTCCCTTCGGAGAAAAGAACCAAGCACAGGACTCTGAATGGAATATTTGTAGAACCCATCAAGCCTGGAAACATCCCAGAAACTAGAGATTTCATTAGACAGTATGAAAACATTCAGGGAATTGATTTTTATGGAAACACAAATTTTGACTATCAATTTATAGGGGACAACTTTAAGGGAGAGATTGACTATAATTTTTCTGACATAAAGATAGCGTGTATTGATATTGAAGCAGAGAGTGAGAATGGATTTCCTCGTCCAGAAAATCCAAACGAAAGAGTCAATGCAATCACAGTTGATTTTAATGATTGGACTTATGTGTTTGGGTTGGGGGAATTTTTCATTCCTTCTGATGATAACAAACTTCGATGTTTCACATTTGAGACAGAGGAAGAATTGTTGGATTCGTTTCTTAATACATGGGAACTAGAGTCTCCCGATGTTGTAACTGGATGGAATGTTCGGTTTTTTGATATTCCTTACCTTGTAAATCGAATAAGGCATGTTTTAGGGAAGGGCGCTGCAAATAGATTATCTCCTTGGTCATATGTAAAAGAGAAAAATATTAAGAAGATGAATAGAGAGAACCAAACATATGAATTGGTTGGTATTGCAACTCTTGATTATTACGAACTGTATCAAACATTTACTTATGTAAACCAAGAATCATATCGTCTTGACCACATTGCATTCGTAGAAGTTGGTGAAAAGAAATTATCATACGACGAATACGACAGCATGGCAACATTCTATAAAAATGACTTTCAAAAATTTATGGAGTATAATGTCAAGGATGTTGAACTTGTCAAAAAACTTGAAGATAAGATGAAGTTGATCGAACTTGCCGTGTCTCTTGCATATGCAGCAAAAGTAAACTTTGCAGATGTTTTTGGTCAAGTACGAATGTGGGATTGCATCATTTATCATTATTTAATGGAACATAATATTGTTCTTCCTCCCAAAACGACGGGAAGAAAAGACACACAATATGCAGGTGCATATGTCAAGGAACCAATCACAGGAATGCACGATTGGGTTGTGTCGTTTGATTTGAATAGTTTGTATCCTCACTTGATCATGCAATATAATATTAGTCCAGAGACAAAAATTGATATTGCAGACGAAGATAGATTTGGTATTGGTGTAAATAACCTCCTTACACCAGAAAATGAAATATATGGAAAGCCTTGTTATGAAAAATTAAACAAATTAAAATCTCAAGGATATTCTGTAGCAGCAAATGGAACTTGTTACACAAAAAAACATAGAGGGTTTCTTCCTGCCCTTATGGAAAAGTTATACAAAGAGCGAAAGATGTATAAACAAAAAATGATTGAATGTCAAAAGAGACAGCAACAGGGAGAAAATTTAGATAAAGAGATTGCCAAATATAACAATTTCCAGTTGGTTCGTAAAATTCAATTGAACTCTGCTTATGGTGCAATCGGAAATGAATGGTTTAGATATTATGATGTTGAGATGGCAGAAGCAATTACTTTATCTGGACAATTAAGTATTCGGTGGATTGCTAACAAATTAAATGAATTTTTAAACGAAACATTAAAAACAAAGGAGATAGATTATGTCATTGCTTCCGACACTGATAGTTTGTATATTGGGTTTGGCAGTCTTGTTAACACTTTCTTACCCAATTGGGATTCAAAGGCTAAAGTGGTTGATTATCTTGACAAATGCTCGAAAGAAGTTATCCTACCGTTCATTGAAAAAAAATATAAAGAACTTGCAGAAAAAATGAATGCATATGAAAACAAGATGATTATGGATCGTGAAATCATTTCAGAAAAGGCAGTGTGGACAGCAAAGAAGCGTTATGTGATGCGTGTTCATGATTCCGAAGGTGTGCGATACAAAGAGCCAAAGGTTAAAATAATGGGAATTGAAACCACTCGCAGTTCTACTCCGCAGGTTGTTCGTGATTCGTTGAAGGAAGCGATTGATTTAATTTTAACTACAGACGAAAGTTCTGTGATTCAATTTATTGAAGACTTCAAAGAAAGATTTTATAAATTTTCCCCAGAAGAAATTGCATTTCCCCGTGGCGTAAATGGTATGAATAAGTATTCTGACAGAGCGAGCATTTATAAGAAATCAACACCCATTGCGGTGAAAGGCTCTTTGATCTATAATCATTACTTGGACAAATTAAATTTGAATAGAAGGTACAGGAAAATTGTGGATGGAGATAAAATTAAATTTCTTCATATGAAAAAGCCCAATCCGTTGGGTGGTGTTGCAGGGCAGGACCAGGTTGTAGCCTTTCCGAATGATTTGCCTAAAGAGTTCGGGCTTGAAGAATTCATTGATTACGATGTTCAATTTGAAAAATCATTTCTGCATCCCCTAAAACACATACTTGAAAAGATTGGGTGGAATTGGGAAGAAGTTTCTACATTGGAGAGTTTGTTCATATGAAATCGACAAAATTTATTAAAAATATCTTAAAAGATGAACTTAAAAGAACGAGAAAGAGTTTGAAAAAAAATATGGAAGATAACGGGATCGCTTTAGAAACATATAAAAATACACTGGAAAAGTGTAATAAATTAGAGTATGCTATAAAGGAAATGGAGAATTTTACATGAGCAACTTTTTGAAAACCCTTATCGAAGAATCAGGAAATGAATATGCTAGCCTTGCTGCCGAAGGAATAGAAGGAAGTGATGTCACTGGTTTTGTTGACACTGGTTCTCATGCATTCAATGCATTAGTATCTGGTTCTTTGTATGGTGGGATACCTGATAATAAAATTCTTGCGCTAGCAGGTGAATCTGCAACGGGCAAAACATATTTTGCACTTGGGATGTGTAAGAAATTTCTTGATGACATGCCAGAGGCTGTGATTTTATATTTTGATACAGAACAGGCAGTAACTAGCAACATGATTAAAGATCGGGGCATGGATCCTTCGAGAGTTGCAATATTTCCTGTTGCAACTGTTGAAAATTTCCGTCATCAAGCAATTCAGATTGTTGATAAGTATATTGAATCTAATGAGAAGAAGCCAGTAATGATTGTCCTTGATTCTCTTGGAATGCTTTCGACAGAAAAAGAAATGACAGATACCGCCGAGGGAAAGAATGTTCGTGATATGACACGCGCTCAAGTTATCAAAGCAACATTTCGGGTGTTAACTTTGAAATTGGGTAAAGCAGGAATTCCTTTGGTTATGACAAATCATACTTATCAGGTTGTTGGCTCATATTTTCCAATGAAAGAAATGGGTGGTGGCCATGGATTAAAATATGCTGCATCCACAATTGTTTATCTTTCCTCAAAGAAAGACAAAGAAGGAACAGATGTTGTTGGTAGTATTATTAAATGTAAACTGTACAAGGGAAGATTGACTAAAGAAAACAAAGAGGTAGAAGTTCAATTAAATTATGATACAGGACTTAACCCATATTATGGTTTGGTAGATCTTGCATTACGATGTGGTATTTTCAAAAAAGTTTCTACTCGAATTGAATTACCAGATGGCAGAACTGCATTTGAAAAGCAAATCAACAATAGCCCAGAAAAATATTTCACCGATGAAATCATGTGGGCTTTAGAGTCTGGGGTTGAAAAAGAATTTAAATATGGTAACATGGTGACAGAAGAAGTAAAGGAAAAGGAAAATGACGAATGAAGAAAACAATTCTTTAAAAGAGTTGTATGAGTTGGTTAATCTTAAAGAATTGTCCACAGGGATTAAGATTGTGGCGCCGCCATCAGACAATGAAGAATATGAAGGAATGATGTGGGAATATGGTGAGGTATCTTTTGAGGAACAGCCAGAAGGACTTGAAGTTAAATTTACTTATACTATTCATGAAAATCCAAACAACATTAAAGAAGACGAGGATCTAAAAACATTCATGGGAAATGTCCTCATGGAAATACTTGAAACCAATTTGGGTTCCTATGACGATTGAAAAAATTATTCTCCAAAATTTAATATTCAACGACGAATTTTGTCGTCGTGTTGTTCCATATGTCAAGGAAGAATATTTTCATGACAGGCTGGAAAGGGAAATTTTCAGAGAAATCAAAGAGTTCATTATTAAATATAATAATCGACCAACAATTAGTGCCATAAAGAT